CACGTCAGCAATCCCTTTAACTTCCTTCTTGTCCATCACGGACTCCTATGATGTCGTAACCGTTACTGTACCAACGTACGTCGTTGCAACCAAGTAATTGGGTGTTAATGGGTCGTCAAACCCCCGAGACCCGCCAACCGGATTCCAACCCCACTGAAAGATCCTACTACCTTCTGCCGGATACCCATTTACGTTTGTACCAGACTGATAATAGCTAAGATCTTTACGTGGCTCTCTAAGGGCTTGCGGATCAGAAACCGGATACATGCCGAGCTGTAACTGCGGCTGATCTGGCGTCCAACACTGAGGACAGACCTTGATGTTGACCAACTTGGTCTTGATTACTAGCTTCTTGAGATCTTTTAGCTTAAAACGAAATCCGCACCGGTCGCACTCCGCAATAGCTTTTTTGCCTGAAGCGAACCTATTGCCCATTAGCTGCTACCGATAAAATACTGGCGCGGCACAAACCGATCTGCCGCTTTCTCCCGGTCTTCAGCCGCCGCCAACTGCCACTGGTACTCGTACTCAGTCTTCAGCATATCAAGGCGTTGCGCCCCTTCAGGGATCTTCATGGCAATGTGGTACGCCAACCCCGCTGCAAGGCACGGTAGGAAACGGAAATTTACGTCAGATGTATTAACACCTGTGTTGATGTTGTCCATCCGACGCAGACGCCAGTACCGCAAAACATAATATGGGTTAATCGTAGTGCCCTGATCTGGGATCGGCCACACAGTAACTTGCGGAGTTTCCTGTTTACGGTCAATCCAAATTTGGATCGGTCGCGCTTGGCTAAGTTTGTTTGGGATCGTTGCGTACGTTGACACACTGATCCGAGTGATGGTCAGATCTGCCTGAGTGGAGGAATTCCCTGCACCAGTCCGAATAACATGCTCTAGCAGGTCAACCGTGTCGGAAGGTAGGTCATACGTCGCAGTGCCTTGAGCAAGATTGATATAACCTTCCTCAATCGTCCACATGTTAATACCGCGATTGGCCCATTCGGCCATCATGATATTGGCACTGCGACGCGCCGTACGCATATCGTAACCGGAACGCATCTCACGACCTGCACGTTCAAACGCTTCTTCAGCGAGTTCCGTGAAGTTCATGTTGAAGTTAGCGACTCCGGAGACTGCCATTATCTGAACCTAGCGGTTTTCTTTGCGATTGTTTTGGGTTGTGCTACAAACTGTTTACCTGCTGCTTTGCCTTCACGTTTTGCGCGTGTTGTTGCAGCATACTCAGACGGACTCAAACTCTTAATCGCATCTTCTGGCAAGTACCGTTCTCCGGTCTTACTCGACGGCTTGCCACTCTTGGTGCGCCACTTCTGGTCGCCCCAGTCTTTAAGAGACTGTTGCGGGGGTTTCAATCTCTGTACCCTCCACCAGCCGCTTTGTACTTCTTGGCAACTAGCTGAGCTTTGCGGGCGGACCATTGGCCTGCCCCGGTGCCTTGAGTTGCCGCAGCTTTTACCTGAGATACGATCCGTTTACGAAGGCCGGGTTTTGTGTAATTACCGGCTGCGTTCACGTGCCCGCCTTCAGCGTACAGCGCGACATCGTTCGGGTTATCTTTGCGCTTGATAACCTTCTTCCCCGGCATTTTGGACGGGTCGATAGCACCCATCCCCCGGCTTGCCATCATACAAATCGGCCTTTAGTTTTACCGCGCTGTGCGCAGCCATCGGCACGGCGAGAAGCCCCACTAACAGAACCGCCTTTAGAAAACATACCGGGACCCTTGCGCATCGGTGCAGGGGTCGTAGGACCCTCATCAGGCATGGGCGGTTGGCCTTTATCGGCGGTATATACGTCAGGTAGCCCACCCGGCATAGCACCCGGCATAGCGCCGCGTGCACGTTTTGCCATCATGGCTTTCTTCATCAACAGCGCCCGAGCAGCGGCAACTTTTGGATTGATCGGGGTCGTAGGACCCTCGTCCGGCATCGGTGGCTGACCTTTGTCGGCGGTGTACACGTCTGGCATTGGCATAATAACTCCTTAACAGGCCCTTCCGCCTTTGTTCATCTTAACCATAGTGCCTTGGGTTTTGCCTTTTTTGGCAACGCCGTCAACACCACCACCTTTTTTCATGCCTTTCATTTCGGCTTTTTCATGTTTCATCATGGCAGCGGGAGCACCCTTCTTTTTCATGAAAGCCACTTCTTTGCCAACCATTGCTTTGGACTCGGCCATATCACCACCTTTACCAAATTTGCGACCTTTATCAGCCGCTGAAAAGTCCTTGCCCACGGACTGGGGGACGCCAACTTTCTTGGCAAAGCTGGGGCTGTGGGCAACAGCCTCCATGAAATTGTGCTGTTTCTTACTCGTCGAGGGCATCTGGTTTCTTCCGGTTAACAAATCCCTGCACCGTTCTGGTTTCCCAAATGCGGATGCTGACCCACACAATACTCAAAAGCGCAGAGACAGCGGGTAGCATTTCAACCAGCGTGGCCACAGCAGTAAAAATGGATAAGCCATCTAGTAGCTGCTTCCCGATTTGTTGCTGCTCTTCGCTCAACATTTCCATGCTCTCAAAGATTTGTTGATCCGTGAGTCTGGGTCATTAGCTGTCTTTGAAGAAGTCAGCTTCTTCTTCATGCCTGACATTCTGGCACAGAATGATTTCTTACGCGACCCGCCTTCAGGCTGGGGAGGTTTCAATCCCGGTTTGCCGGGGTTCGCTGCATTGTAAGAAGCGCGTCCTTTGGCGTTCAGTCCACCGCTCTCGGACTTGCCTTCTTTGCGCTGCCACGCCGGTGTCTTAGCCATTTTGTTTCGGCCACGAAATGTTAAACGGGTCTGGCTGGGTGGTTATATCGCGTAGTTCCTGACGATACGTTGCCCATGCAGTTTTGTCAACCGGAGAGTCCGATAGCTGCGTCCAGTCTGAATCTTTGAGTAGCTCGTTACGGGCGCTGCGGATTGCTGCCCACTGGGTGTCAACCCGTGATTTGAGTTCTTCAGCAGTCAGCAGCTCAACGTTAACCAGACAGCACATCCCATCGTACAGATGCGGGGCAGCAGACACCAGCTTCTCAGTCGCATGGTCGTATGGCTTCCACACCGAGATGACGTAGTACCCGGCTTCAGCAATCCAGTCCAGAGTCGGGCCACGGTCGCCAAACGATGTGTCGGGGAACCACTCAGTGTGGTCTTTGATGATGAGTTCTGAGTTAGCAAGCTGCACGATTACCTCGTTGGGAATGCTGCTGTTGGCGTTGTGATGGTGCGGGCATAACCTTTAGTTATGCGGAAATCTTGAATGTACCCAGTAAAATATTGATCATTAACGGATGATCGTCTGCTAATATATAATGTGGCCCCGGATGTGGCAGGCGCGTTAGCATTGGTTGTAGTTGATGCAGATACACCATCTATCCAAAACGTATATGTATTTGTGCTTCTTGTAATTGCAAAATAATGCCAAGAATTTAAACTTGCGGTTCCTGACAGCGAAAAATAATTACTACTACCATTGCCAACTTCAACTGTCCAAGTAGTACCGATGTGGTACAACATAAAAACAAAATTGCCGTAGTTAAAAACTTGATCAGCAGCATTTGTTGTTGTAGTAGCATATGCCCAAGTTTCAACTGTAAAATCGGCGTTTAAATTTAAAGCTGGACTGGTTGGAATTGTCAAATAATCCGTAGTCCCGTTGAACTTCATGCTCGTTGGCGACCACTTAGATACCGTGGTTGACGCCTGTGCGCTGCCTACCGTGATTGCATTGTTCTGCACCGCAGCGTCGTAGATTCCTGCGTTGGTGAAATTGAGCAGCAGACTGGTATTGGTAACTGCGGTCAATGGTGCTGTCGGCGGCGTAAAAGCTGCGGTATATATAGCCGTTCCGTTGACCAATCTAAAATCAGTGACTTGTGCATTAATGTAGTTTGTTCCCGCCCCGCTTCTGCCTAAATTAAATCCGGCTTGCGTGTAATTGTTTGTAGATGTTGCCGTTGCCAGCAAAACACCATTAACAAACAACCTTTGATTGTTTGAAGAATCTCTTGATGCTGCAACGTGATACCACTGACCCGTGACAAACGTGTATGAAGCACTTGTACCACCAGCGCCACCCGCAGCAACAACTTGCAAACTTCCCGATGCGTAATATAAAACTAATCGACCCGCTGTACTATCGTTGCTAGTCCTAAATATCTCGTTTGGATTTGACGCTAAACTATTGAAATAAATCCACATCTCTATTGTAAATGGATTTGTACCAACTGCCAGAGCAGTAGAAGCAGCGCCAGTCAAATAATCCGAACTCCCATTAAAATACCCACTCCCCCCATACGCCGCAGTGGTGTACGAAGCAGTCGGTGAGAACGGTTGGAAGGCTTGGACCTTGGGAGTGCCGCTGGCTGTTATTGCAAAAGCGTTGGTGCTGTTGTCAATGAAGCGGTTAGACTGACAAGTAAGTAGAGATGTGTTGGTGATTGCTGTGAGCGGGGTTGTTGGTGGTGTAAAAGCTGCGGTGTAGACTGCCGTTCCTTTAACCAATCTTGCGTTAGATATATAACCGGTAAAATAATATCCAAGATACAACCCGTCTGTACCTATTGCAAATGCGTTGGTATCCGAAAAGTTAGTTGTGTTACCCGTTACTGTTGTATCTAATACACCATTAACAAACAACCTAAGCGTTCCGCTACTTCTGGAAACTGCTATGTGCGTCCAAGTGTTAATGACTAGCGTAATAGTGCCCGTAATTAAATCGGTGTTAGGCGTTCCAAATAATATTTTGGAATTGTAATGCTGCAAAGTCAAACTTGTATTTGACGATGCCGCGTTCCGATTTGACGTTATTACCCCGCGTCCCTGCCCCGTAGTGCCGAGCGGGTAAGTAATAAACATCCAACATTCTACTGTAAAATCTCCAGTACCAAACGCAAAAGCAGCATTAGCTGGAGTATTTACATAATCTGTCGTGCCATTAAAAACATTACTCCAATACCCATTAGGCCAATACGGAGTCACAGAACCTTGCGTCGGCGTTCCGTTGCGGGTGATGGTGAAGTTGTTTGTCGAAGAATCTAAGAACGTGTTGTTTTGCTGACCGTTTGTGCTGGTTGTTTCCAGCAGCAAAGGAACATACGGGAAATATGGGTCCGTAGCAACGGCAGCGGCAACCCGACCTGATTTAGATGCAGCAAACATTATGTGTAGTTCTGGCCAATAGTTGTGCCAAACCAGCTTGTACCGTTAGAGAAGAACGAGAAAATATCCCGTTTGCTTGCGGTGCTGGTGATTGTTGGCGCTGTAGCCGAAGGCCAAGATACCGTTGACCAAGTAACCGTTCGGCTTCCTGTGGCGTCTTGAGACAGAATGATAACAAACGATTTACCCGCTACCGCCGTGGGCATTGTGATTGTGGCGTTACCCGTCAGCGTCAGGTTCTGAACCGTGCCGTTTGCCAAATCAACCGTGATTGCCGTGCTGGTGTTAGCCGTGTACAGCGTTTCAACGTAGTTTGTGACCGTGGGGTTAGTCAGTGCAGGGGTTGTGCCAAACACCAACGAACCAGAGCCAGTCTCATCCGTAACCGCCGCAGCCAAGTTAGCACTGGACGGAGTGCCCAGGAACGTAAGAACACCCGTTCCCGTTGTGGTCGTTGCTGGGGCCGCTCCAGCACCTCCACCAATAACCAAGGCATTAGCCGCCAACGCAGCCGAAGATGCCCAAGCAGTACCGCTTGAGAAGTACGGCACACCGCCGCTGGTTCCAGCGACCGTCAATGCCAGCGTTCCAGAACCCGTAATAGGGGAGCCGGAAACCGAAACAATACCGCCGGTAAATGTTTGAGCTACCGAAGAAACAGCGCCAGCTTGAACCAAAAGGTTCCAATAAGTTCCGTTGGTTGGCAGATTCCCAATTGATGCCAGAATACAGATGTAGCTTGAACTGTTGTACAGAACAATGTCATTTACATAATACTGAGTTGCGCCTGAATACGTTCCTTTGGACGCAACACCAAGCGAATAGCCAAGGCTGTTCCATGCGGTTGACCCGGTGCCAATCTTGAATCTGCCAGTGTCTGTCTCAGCACCCATTTCGCCAACAGCAAGCGTTGGATTGGCGCTAGTCCAAGCCGAAGCAGTTCCGTTTCTAATCTGAATCTGAACGGCCATTACGGTGTACCTCCGTCAATTGCGGTGATACCGCCATAGTTGCTTGTGGGCGTTCCACCGTCAAGGTTTGGACTGCCGCCGCCCCCACCACCAGAAGGCGTAGCCCAAGTGCCGTCGCCTCTCCAAAATGTAGTGCTAGATGCAGACGTTCCGCTATTAAGATTGGTAACCGGCAAATTGCCGGTGACTTGCGTGGCAAGGCTAACACCAGACAGCGTTCCACCGAGCGTTAGATTACCCGAAGATGTAACCGTTCCGGTCAGCGTAATACCGTTTACTGTACCAGTACCGCCAACGCTTGTAACCGTTCCAGAACCGCCACCAGTAGCGTAATTTGGGATATTAAGCGTATTGCCAACGAACGTAGCTGCACCGGAAGTGCCGGTCGTGGTAAGTGTAATTGGTGCTTGGTAGTCCGTCCCTGACGTAGCTGCACTAATCGCAGTACCGTTGCCTTTCAGCAGCCCCGTTACTGTCGTGGAAAGCGTAATCGCCGGGGTGGTTGTCGAATTAGTTACAGTACCCGCAAGTCCGTTGGCTGATGTAACAGATACGCTTGTGACTGTCCCAGAACCGCCACCCCCACCACCAGAAGAATTGATGGTCTGATTAGGCCAAGTCCCGGTAATTGTGACGTTTGTCCCGGCTACTAATGACGGCGTTGCCGTGCCAGTACCGCCGTTTGCAACATTAAGAATCCCGCCCAGTGTGATAACACCAGCGGTCGTGACAGGACCGCCGGATGTGGTAAGCCCGGTAGTACCGCCAACTACATCAATCGACGTTACCGTGCCCGAACCACTACCCCCACCAGAGAAAGGCTCTGTGAGCAGGACAACTGACATTACAACCCTTCAATGAAGGCTTGAGTCTTTGCCAATAGAGCTGCTTTTGTTTCTGCTACTTCTGCTTGCAGGGCTTCTGCTGCTGCCTGCGCCGTTGCCAAACTTTGAGCCTGTGCATTAGCCGCAGCAGTTGCTGCCTTGGCTTCAGACTCAGCCCGTTTAACATCAGCCAGAGATGCCTTGGCTTGCGACAAAACCGCATCAGACTCATCTTTCTGAGCTTTAGCTTGTGCTACCAAAGTATCTGCTTGACCCTGTGCATCTGCAAGAATAGCTGCTGCGTCTGCTTGAGCATCACCAACAATACTATCGGCTTGTGCTTTTGCATCTGCTACAGCTTTAACTGCGGCTGCGCGGTCTGCGTCTGTCTGTGCCCGAATAGCCACAATTTCAGAGACAGGGCCAACCAAGTCCACATACTTTTTGTTTTCAGCAGTGGCTTCGGTTAACGCCTTAAGCTTATCCGCGTAAACAGTCGGGTCAGCAAGCAGCGTCGATAGCAAATCAAGCGTCGAGTTAGAACCATCAATGCTTGTCGCAATCATGCTAATCCGCCTCCACCACCTTGGATGATGGTCAACGTGGCTGTGCCAGAAGACGAAGGCGACGCGGGAGAAATAACCCGAATCCCGCGAACAGGATACGAAATATTGGAATCCGCCGTCACCGTCTTTGTCACCAGCGTGGGGTGGTTAGTCCAGTTGCCATTAGCAGGGTCGTAATTAGCTGCAAATACATCGTCAAACGTGTACTGCACCGTATAAGTAATAGTCCCAGTGACCACCACATTCAAGGCAATGTTTGCCGGAGAAACATAGTGGTCAATGGGGCACACCCGCGAAACAACCTGAGTACCAGCACCGCCGATAATTGTATAAACAACTGGGCGCATATCAGCCCCTTAGTTTTGCTGCGACGTTGGGTACATCACGCCATCAGAACCACGGACGATGTATGCAATGATCAACGTGCCAGAACCAGTCGTCACCGAAGTGCCGCTGACCGTATACGTGATGATCGCATCTGTCGAACCGACGTTGGTGAGCTTGGCAGCATCTGCAACCGTTGTGGTTACCGTCATCGCGTATTGACCACCCGTACTAGCAGTCGGGGTAATCGTACCAATCGTCGTTGAACCGTTCTTGATGGTCAGCGTGGGAGAAGTGCCGTTAAACACAACACTATCAATAACCAACTGAACCGCAGTAATACATGCGCCCGCAGGGAGAACAGCAAGCGTGGTTGCCGAGGTTTCAGCAAACGTAGCCGTTTTGGTCTGGGCAACAATCGTTGCGCCCATGTTCTGGATCGTGCCAGCGGTCGTGCCGGTAGTGTACTTGTTCGTGCCAAGTAGCCACGGGCCAAGGTGGGAAGCGAAACCCATTATAAAGTCCTCAAATCAAAACTTGCTGTCTCTTGAGGGAAGTCTGCCTAGTCAGTCAGCAAGTCGGGTGGTCTAGGTATAAGTCTTTATAGCATTGTTTTTGAAACTGCGCAAGTAAATAAAAAGGGCCTCCGAAGAGGCCCTTCCAATCGGCCAAAAGGCCAGATTGATTAGCTCGAACCGGGCGAACCGTACATGCCGAGCGGATCGCTCACGCCGAACGAATAACGCTCACGAGCCTTGTAGCGCACGTTGCCCGTATCGAAATCACCGTCCATCGAGGTGGACAGTGGGACGCGGACAAAGTGCTTCAGGCCATTTGGCACATCGGTGGTCAGGAACCAGCCGTTTGTGTCGGTCAAGAAGTGGTTAACGGTGTAACCCTCAGGGATCGAACCGTTGTTCTTCAGCGCGTTGATATCGTTGTCGGTAGTACCAACACGCAGGCTGGTTTCCAACAGACGGGTAGCAACGAACATCAGAGCAGGCGG